AGTGGAAGAACAACCAGAGAAACGAAAGGATGCAATGCGAATAAGTAAGACAGCTTGGGATAATAGATTTGTTTGAAAGAAATACCTCGAATCATTAGATGCACTCAAGGACAAAAATGAACAGAAGTATAAGATATATGCTCTGAACTTACGATGAGAGTCTAGTGAGTGAAATGTGTATAAGGATTACAGTTTGTTTAATGATTCTATAGATATTCCAGATGCAATCTGATTAGATTTCTGATATAATGATCCCAATGTGTTGGTATATCTCTATGTTGAGGATAATCAAAAAAGTAAAAAAGACCTCTATGTGGAAGAGAAGATATTTAGCACAAAGCAAACATCATCTGATCTTATTGCTGAGATGGATAGAAAAAAGATACCAAAGAACATCTTGATTATTGCAGATGGAGCAAGACCAGAAATGATAACTGATATACGCAAGGCTTGATATATGATTACGAAAGTAAAAAAATACAAAGGAAGCAAAACAGATCAGATCAATCATATACTTTGATTCCATTTACATCTCAAGTGACCAAACATAACAAACGAAGTAGCAACATATTGTTGGAAGAAGCTGAGATGAACAACAGAGTATTTAGATACTCCAGAGGATGGAGACGATCATTGTATGGATGCTTTAGCATATTGAGCAACTCATTATAATAAAGATGAAGTTTTAGCATTATTCTAAATACCTATGCTTGACCGAATAAAAGATCTTCCTATATCTGATGAAGCGAAGCTAGTTTGAAATCTCCAGTACGAAGAACAAGTAATATGATACAAAGAGACCTTTGAGACTTTGAAATGCTCTGAGAGAACTTATTACAGAAGACAACTGGAGTTTCGTAAGTGAGTTCGTAAGGCTTGGCAGAACGAGGATAACTCCAGTTGTATTGTATGAGATGATTGAGATAAATAAGTATTTATTACACAATAATATCCTATGAAAATATTCTGATTAGAGATAAGAAGATTAGATACAAAGCCCCAACCATACAAGAGTAGTGGTTTTTTCTGAGTATCTGATGAGTTAGCACCTACTACGATGAACCTATTTTATTCATTATATAGAAAAAACAGTGATGCAAGAAGATGTGTACAAGAAATACAAAATTGAGTCGCTATTGAATGATATTATATTGAAAGATGAGAAAGCGTTGTTGAAGATATGGAGATAAAAGAAATATTGAGGTATTGACACTGATACAGGAAACTAATGAACAAAGTAATTAGAGATGTGAGTATCTGAGGTAATGCTTATATTCTCAAGCTAAAAAATGAGAGCTGAAAACTGATCTGATTAGAAACAATAGATCCAAGAACTGTAGTGGTGAAATCTAATCAGTTCTGAGATATACTTCAATACTATCAGAGGATAAATTGAGAAATAAAAAATAAGTATGATCCAGAAGATGTGGTAAATTGTTTTGACGAATTTGATCCAGACAATGAGTTATTCTGATTATCTATTATGGAATGAATAGTGTTAGATATACTTGCAGATAAAGAGAGTGGACTTACCAATTATCATTACTTCAAGAATAATGCTTTACCAAGTAGGATATTCTTTGCTGATCCTAACGCAAATAATGCAGACCTTGAGAATGCTTTAGAGAAGATGAAAAAGAATTTTGCTTGAGGAAGAAACTCTTGAAAGATCTGAGTTCTGAAAGGTATAGCCAAAGGGGAACAACTGCAAGACTCATTTCAAGATATGCAGTTTGAAGTGCTAAGAAATTTCTCCACAAACAAGATATGTTCTGCGTTCTGAGTGCCTAAGATCATACTATGATACACTGATTGAGTAAACTATGCGAACGGTAATAACCAACACAAAAAGTTCATAGATAATACGATACTTCCACGAGAAAAAAGTCTTGAACAATGGATGTGAAAGGCTCTTGAGATAGAGGGGGAATTTAAGTTACATAATTCAAGTTATGATGATACTCTGGAAAAAGTGCAAGTGATGGAGATAAAGCAAAGAAACTGATGGACTACACCGAACCAGAACATACAATCACTATGATATGAAAAAAGTGATAATGAGTTTGCTGATGAGCTACTAATATTCAGGGGTTACGAGAGATTGTACGATGTTTGATTATCTTCTGAAACCATAAATACCAATGAAAGTTAGATCTCCAAAGAATGCAACATCCAGTGCGGAAAAAAGAATAGTCAGAAGAATGACTAGAGATTTTAAAAGACAAGCAAAAGTGATTGCTAAAATGGTGCAGAAAGAAGATAGGGGCTTATATGATAATCTGAACGAGTATATAAGACTGGAGCGAATGAAAAGCAAGAAACGATTATCTGATGATATGAGAAAAGTTTATTCATTGTGATATAGGTATGTATCAAAGGCTGTAAAGAAGAAACCAGACCTTAGTAAGATAAATTTATTGGCAGTAAAGCGAGTGCAAGGCTTGCAATATATCCAATGATCCAATATAGATAATACGATTGTAGGAACAACCCTAAAGAATATTAAGAGAATAGTTGCAGATGGTATATTTGATTGAAACTCTTATACTGATATAGCTAAACAGATACTGGATCAAACAACAAATGGTATATTCTCCAAGAATAGAGCAGAACTTATTGCAATTAATTCTGTATGAGATGCTTATGAGAATGGAAGAAAGCAAAAGATGGATGAACTGATAAATGAGTGATATGAGATAAAAAAGTATCGACACACTGTAAACGATGAAAGGGTAACTCCAGAGTGTCAAGAAAATCAAGGTAAATGATGGTTAGAATACAAACAGATACGACCATCTGGAGATGAGATTGCACCAAGAAACAAGAACCCAAGATGTAGATGTACAACCGAATATGATATTATTTAATTCTTACAAACCATAATGAAAATCATCTACAGCCAAATGAATATTAGCTCAGTAGAGAAGAGAGACTGATCTATAAGGATCAAAGGTCTAGCAAGCACCCCAGATATAGATAGGCATAATAGTATTATTGATACTAAGGCAGTAAAGAACGGTCTTGAGAACTTCCAGAAAAATCCAGTATTATTGCTTGGTCATAATGATACTAAGATCATCTGAACAGTCCTTGAGTGGAATGTAGCAAAGAAGGGTTGGGAGGTAGAAGCAGAAGTAACAAAGAACACTGACGGAGTAATGGATGATATCATAGAGAAGAGAACTAAATGATTTTCTGTAGGGTTTATTCCTAAGGCACGACACTATGTAAGAAGATCAGACCTCAAGCTAGTGACAGAACTCACTGAGCAGGAAGCAACTGAGTTGGACTATACAAATATAGTAAGATACATCACAGAGTTAGATATGGTTGAGTTATCAGTAGTAAACACTCCTAGTAATCCAAACGCTCTATTCACTCTAGTAAAATCAGTAAGACAATTTTTTGATGAGATAGAAACAAGACAAGTTGCACAGAGACAACTCGTATGAGACGGTGAAAATCCATTTATCAACACACCTAAGGTTATTACTGATAAAGAAGACACACAAGAGGAGGAAGAAGAGGAAGAGGCACAATCTGACGATAAAGAAAAGGAAACGCAACAGGAGGAAGAAACAACACAAGGAGAAGCTGACTCTGAGAAGAAAAAAGATGAGGAAGAAAAAGAAGATCCAGAAAAAGAAGATGGAGACGAAAAAGAAGAATGAGAAGATAAAGATGGTAAAGATGAGTCTAGTGATGATGATACAGATGAAAAATCTGATATACTCAAGACAGATGAAGCAAGTGATGATGGTTGAAAAGAAGATGAAAGTTCTTCTGATGATGACGACAGTCACGAAGACCAAGCACAAGCCAAGTCACTTGAAACCCAATTAAAAGAAGAGAGGGCTTTTTCAAAGGATGCTTTACAGGTTGCTGAAAGGTTATCTAAAGAAAACGAACTACTCAAGACTAAATTGGCGAAGACACCAGTAAACAGGGCTTATGTGATATCTCATTGAGGTAAAGAAGAGTCTATCGACTCATTATTATCTGATATGAGGAAAGCTAAGGCTTCTGCTTAATGAAAAACATGTTTTGTATTATTACTTATTTTAATTATGACTCCACAAGAGAAACTAGAAGCAATTAAGAAAAATCTTAACACTCCAGACATAAATTTAGAAACAAGATCAGACGAAGCAATGCACTCTGATAATACTTGAAAGGGTAAAGAATATGTGCCTTCAGATCTTGCGAGTCAAGTGATGCAAAAAG